CCTGGATCTCCTTGTGGTCCTTGAGCACCAACTGCACCATCTAAACCAGCAGGTCCTTGTGGTCCAACAGCTCCTTGTGAAGCTAAAAGCGCCCAGTTTGTAGGATCTGTATCAGGTGTTGAAGCAGATGGTCCAACAGGGTTAATACAGAACCAAGAAGCTCCGTTATATGCAACTGCATCATCCACTACATAAACACCACTTGGACTCCATGTTCCTTGCCAGTTCAACCCAGCAGGTCCAACAGGTCCTTGAGGTCCGGCAGGTCCAGTAGCTCCTGTTGCACCAGTAGCTCCAGCAGGACCAGTAGGTCCAGTAGCTCCTGCAACACCTTGAGGACCAGCAGGTCCGGTAGCTCCAACAGGTCCAACAATTTGAGGTATAGCATCTATCTCCGCCTGCAAATTACTTATTTCAACAAGAAGCTGTTCAAAGATAGAAGTACCATCTTGAGATGCGTTATCCACCCAAGCAGGAGTATCTTCTCCAGAACAACAATCACAACCACATTCAACACCACTTGCGTTGAGTAATTCAACCATAGCGTTGTAATAGTTTGTGTATTGATCGTAATCACCACAAGCTTGAGCCTCTTTTGCTAATGGATATAATAATGATATTCCATCAACGTATTTTGTATATGGGCTTGATGTTCCACATCCTAAAGCAGCCATGTGCTTTACATATAGAGCGTCAATACAATCTCTTATAGAGCAAAGAGTTCCTACGCATGTAACTTGAAACTCTTTTGAGAAATCAATGTTATCAGCAATACTTAATCCATCAACTTGGGTTATAGCGGCTGTAACAGATAAATTTGTTGTCCATGTTCCTGTAGCTAACTCAGATAAAGCTAAGTTAGGAAGTGTAGTTGTTTGTGGATTAACTACAGGTACAGGAACAAGACCATTAGGATAATATGCACTAATCTCGCGATCAATAGGCGTCCAAGACCCGTAAGCAGTTGAGTCTGTAAATTCAATAGTTCCAAACTGAGTAGCTTGACAATCATATACAGCTGTTATATTAGGTTCTACACGAGTACAACCTGAATATGTATATGATAAATTATTAGCACGATTTACAATAAAGCTAAGACCACAATCCCCATCCGTAATTAAGCTTTCTGCAACAGTGATTGTAGTTATACCTGCAATATAAGTAACAGAAACAACAGTCTTGGACCCATTATTTGCACCACCTGAATTTAAAACTATATTATCTCCTGCTTGTAGAACATTAGATAAATCAGTTACGTTAGATGTAATAGTATTTACACCAGTAGTTGTAGCCCATCCTGTTGTAGAAAAATAATTAAAATTTGCAGTATATGTCAAGTTGTACACGCCATTTACAATCTCACCATTCATTACAGGTAGGTTGTATGCAGGGCTTATAATAGAACCTGCTGAAATATTAATTGGCGGCGTTACAGTATTGGTTTCAGAAACAAAGGCTACACCAGTAGGACCTGTCATTACAATAAGACCCTTTGTTGTAACAAGTGATGTGTCAACACCTTGACCGGTATATGTAGTTTCATCTTTAACAACGACTGTATTGTTGTTTACATTAAAGGTTGTTAAAATGTCAAATGTAATAGGCATACTCTTAGGTTTGTACAAAACTAAAAAAGGTAGCCGAACTAACGACTACCTTCTAAACTATTTATTCTACTCAGTTAAAAAGTAATTGACATTACTTTGAGTACTTCTCAATAATTGATTGTAATTCAGTATCTTGAGACACCTTCTCAATCAAATTAAAGATCTCCTCATCTTCTGATGAACCTTCAATCTTGCAAATTGACTTTGGCTTACCACCCGTCTTAATCTTCCAATCTGCACCATCGCTGTAGATTTTAGTTTCATCAATTAATGACGATATTTTATTCTTCAAGCTTGTAGTTTCAACAACTCTTTCAACTGTAGGAGCCTCTGTGAATTTAGGCTTTTCTACAGGCGCTAAATTTGATTTTAATTCTACATACTTAGCATAAGCTCTTTGAGATGATGAAACGTTGTCAAATAGACGTATACGGTCCACCTTCTCTTCATTTCTAACATCTAATCCAAGCTTTGGCATAATGTGCTTAACAACCTCGTATGATACACGAGTTCCTTCAATAAGAATCTCATCTTCAATCTTACGGCGGCTTGCGATATTATCCCATTTAGAAATAACCTCTACTTCTGGAATTACAAACGAAAAATCTGCATTATCTCTTTTGTAAGAGCAATCGTTGTTTGAAAACTCAGGACAGTAAAACCACAAAAATATAAGTAGTTCTAAATCTGTTTTTGGAGCAAGTTTAGTATTGTGAGCTAACTTCAAATTTAAATTATTAAATCTGAAATCACCACCTGAAAAAGTAGGTGCTGTCTTTGAATAAACAACCTCAACTTTAAATCCATCCTCTACATCATATCCAATAGACTTAATACCTTTTGGAACCGGTGGGATAGATCTCATTCCAACTCTAGCGTCTCCGCCTGGTTTAAATAAATCCACATTACGCATTCTATGTTTAGCATAATTAAACATAATTGGTAATGGATTTTCTTTCCTAAAAAATGATGGGAATTTGTGTTTTAGGATTTCTACATGACCTTGTAGATCCTCTTTTGTTAACCTTTTGCCTTCTCTGTATAACATTGTTTTATAATTTTAAAAATTAAAGGGTGGAGGCTCATCACCTCCAACCCTTATATTATAGTGATGTAGGATTATACATACATCAAACCACACTGCTCAATCTTGAACCAGTCGAAACCGAATTGAGTCAACATGTAAACTACATAGTTGTCATTTGGTCCCAAGCGACGTGGAGAAGCAGCTCCATCATCCCATACTTTCATGAAACGATCTTCACCGTCCATTGATTTGTATGCAAGTTCTACGCAGTTACGCATTACACCTTGAGCGTCAGCAGACTTCTCAGCAGGAATGAAGAATCCGTAGTCAGCAAACTTAGCGTTTGATACAGCTCCGAACATTACTGGGTCATAAGACAAGTCGAATGACTTTAAGTGTAAGTTCTTACCGTTCAAAGTAATAGTGCTGAATGCGAATGTAGACATCATTGTTTCGAAATCAGTGTTGTTTCCGAAGATAACTTTAGCACCCTCTTGACGAGTAGACGCGATGTTTACGTTGTTAGTGTAGCTCAACAACTCTTGTTCAGCAGCTACATATAGGTCTTTTGATAACAATCCCATAAGGTCTGTTCCAACCCAGTTAGCTTTCAAACCATTTACAAGGTTGTAGAAATCATCAACCAAAGTTGCAGCAGTCCAAGCTTCTTGAACAGCGCGATCTTTGAATGTTTCAACCATACCCTTAGTAGTACTTGGCTGACCTGAAGCAGTTGTAGTGTCTCCGTAAACCATAGCACCAACTAATCCCAACAAGTGACGATATTCGTGTTGAGCAAACAAGTGTGTGTGGAATCCTTTTAAAGACTTTCCATCATCCATCATTACAGGATACAACTTGTCAGTCAAAGCATCACCAGTGATTTTAGCGGTTGTCTTGTGACGTTGTAGGTTGAAAGAGAATTTCTCCCAGTAGCTAGCTTTTGCTTCTGGCTGTGCAGTATCTTCATCAAATGCAGATGAGTAGATAACTAAAGTAGGAGTAGTAGCTCCCCAGTTAGTACCATCAAGAGTAACAACTGTGAAATCATAAGTTCCGTTGTTGTTATCTGTCTTTGCTGTGATACGTCCTTTCTTTTCAGTAACAAGGTCAATAACCAAGTCACCAACTACAGGATATACATAGTAGTCTGGAGATGTAGGTTGAGTAGAATCAATTTCTTGAGCCGCGTTGAAAGTGAATGTTTCAGAAGCAGCACCACCAGCCCATGCTGTAATGTTAGCAGCAGGAAGAGTGCTGTGGTAACGATTCTCTTCAAAGTGGAAACCCCCGTTAGAGTTTGTGATTACACGCTTTGCACCTTGAGCAATCAAAAGGTTCAAAATTTCTAATCCTTGACCACCAAAACGACGATAAAGTTTGGTAGATACATCTGGAGGAAGTGCGTCGATAGACGACAATAGGGTGTGTTGGCTATAACCGGCTGCGCCTGTGCCATACGAGTGATTTATTACTGGAACTGTAGTTGCCATTTTCTTTTATTTTTTAAGGTTTATTAAAGTCCCAACGCTGCTCTTGTAGCTGAAAGGTGTGGACTCTCCTTTACATCGTAATTTGGGGCGTCTTTACGGTCTACTACTTTTCCGCCGTTGTGCACATTTTTGACGGTATCCTCCTTAATTTTGCCAGCCGCAGTTTTAAGGACTTGTTTCATAATTTGGTCTCTGTTTTCTAACCATACCCGGTTTTCGAGAACCTTCATAGCCGTTTCAATTCCCTGACTATCAGGGTTTAGCCCCAACATGTACTGTTGAATATCTGGAATGAAGCGTTGTAAATCATCTTTGCTTACCGCATAATTTACAGTTACTTCTCCAACATCTTCAACATTCAATGTAATAGGAATAGATTGCATTTTAGTGGGTATATCCTGAAGGATTTTCTGCCACTGACCTGCTCTCTCATCCATAGCCCGTTGGCTATCAGCACGTTGGTTTTGCAAATATGTAAAATAATCTTGATTTGAATCAAACTCTTTTCGCTTGTTTTCAATACTTTTCAACGCTTTCTGTGCCTCAATGCGTAGAGATACAGGCATCTCATCTACATTTTCATACTTAGTATCTACATCTAAGTTGTTCTTATTGGCAACATATTCCATTACCCTGTCAAATCCTAATATAGCTAAATCTTTATCATTAAGGATTTCTAAAATAGCTAACGCACGAACTGGATCCGTCTTTAGTTGATCATCAGATGTGTTTAAGATTTCAGCGGCTAAATTCAAATCGTCGATACCGGTGGTTCTAACGAAATTATTTAATCTCTGAATATTGTCGTTTGCAAATGGTTTTTGAATGTCATTAGCATAAGGGATTACGTGTTCAACCTCCTTATACTTATTAGCCATTTGCTCATACTCCTTAGCCTTTTCTATATAGCTCTTTAATTCTTCGGCATTGTTGAATCCAAGCTGAGAAAAGTCAAAAGATGTTTGAGCAGGCGCATCGTCATTATTATCAGCTACCTGATTATCTTGCGATGAAACCGACTGCAAATCATCTTGAGTAATGGTTTGAGTTTGAGTTAAATCCGTATTACTATCATCTTCAGATACAGAATATTTCTGCATCTCTTGATCAATACGGTCTTGTGACCATCCTTCAATGGCCGCTGTTGCAGCTACATCAGCTGGCAAATAGTTGTTGTTACCTTCCATAGTTATTATAAGTTACCTGATATTTCTACCTCTTTTTGCTTTTCTAAAGTTCCCTCTTGAGCAAGTTCTGCCATACGGTGTTGGTGCTTCAAATCTTCCAACAACGCCTTTTGTTGGTATTCAGTAAGCATTCTACCAGTCTTAATTTGTTCAAGCGCAGCCTCAGCACGAGCCTTAGCCTCTTGAGCCATCATAGCAGACTTTTGTTGCTCTTGAGCAGTTACTTGAATTGCTCTAAGTTTCTCCTCCTCCATACGTTTTCTTGAACGCTCCTCTGATAGGTTTAGATACCATGAGGCAAATTCCTCATTACCCTTTTCAAGCTCCTTCTCTATAAATAAGAAGTCACTCATTGTTATACCTATCATTCCACTCTTTCCTGCTTTCATTGACTCTGTGGCGGCTTGCAAAATAATGCGTTTACGCTCATTAGTTGGAGCAGATGTCATTGTTATCCCTAATTGCTCAAGAGTTAAGTCTTCAAATGCGTTTAAAGCATTCATTCTCTCAGAGCCAATAATATGCTCGTAGTAATTCTGCACGTCTTTATCAAAGTGCATGTTAGTACGAGTTTTAAGAACAATCTTTTTAGCAGCCTTTTCTTTCAATCTCATCAAAGCCTTCTTCAATGGATATAAAGCGTGATTGGTTGCGTCTACCTCAATTTGAGATATACCCAAACCTTTGTCAGGATTATCAGTAGGCATAGCCGCCATAGCTGGAGTAATACCGGCTAAGTCCATAACCCTATTCATATCATCTTGCCAACATGTTAGCCACTCTTGTAATTGAGGACCGATACCACCAGGAAGTTCATTAATAGCATTGTATCCACCACCCTTATTTAAAAGGTCGGTCTTTGACTGAATGAACTGATTACCCGTTTGACGACGAATACGAATAAGTTCTAATGGAGACATTTTACCAAATCCCATATCCATATTAGCTAATAAGCCAATATCAATGATAAGACCTTTAGGTGCTGCACTCCATTTAGCGGCTTGCAATTTAATCCATGTCAACATCAAAGAATCAAGGTGTGGCTTCCATCTTTCAACGATAGATTTTCCAGGCACACGCTCAAAGAAGTAGGATAATACAACATTACCCTTCGTATCTCTCATCATATTCTTTTGTAAACCAAAATCGTAAACGAACTTAGTTCCAAGAATATGTTTTCCTTCATATAAATTCTGCACGCATGTTACATCAGTCTTTCTTGTTCGACCATCAGCATACGGCTTTTTAATTTGACCAAACTCCTCCTTTCCATACACATATACGCCATCCTTTTTTTGACGACCTGTATAGTACTCGTAATCATTTGCTTTATATTCAAAGTGAAGAACTTCAACAACGAAATCCTCCCAAATATATCTTCCAGTTACAGGATCTTTTCTATTAAAGTTAAAGTCCTTATCGCTATAACCTTGAGTTTCGTAATAGATTCGTGCAAGATTTTCAAGGTCCATAGGTGTAGCACCCAAAGCCAAAAGCTTATCTTTAATGTCCTTAATTTGAACTCGCTCAATATGTCCTGCAAAAGCTGGCTCTTGTTCTTCATTCTCATCAATATATGCTGTTACAAATGATGCTGGATTTACAAATTTAACTCTTGTAGATCCATCATCCTCAGTATATACACGACCAACTGCAAAGTTTGTCTCAACAAGCTTTTCAGTAGTACGCAAACGAATCTTATCCCAATCACTGATGTTGAAAGTATGCTCTACAATATCCTCCATAGCTGACTCCAATGGTAATTGGAATCCGTGATACTTCTCATACATATTTAACTCAGACTCTGTGCTTGGCGCCCAATCGTATATTACTGGCGGCAATCCAAGTTCAGCGCGAAGCGGATTTAGAATAGTATTGTCATAATACATTTTCCACTTCATATATTGCTTCTCGTGTTTAGCGTCTTTAGTTAAACATTCAACATTAACTTTATAGTCGCTAGACGAAAGAACTGATTTGATAACTGAAACAAACTTAGGCGCAGGACTTACAATCTCATAGCTTACGTTTGTATATGCTTTACGAGAATACTCTGTAAAGTTTCTATCGGTTTGATTCTTATCATTCTTAACTCCCAAAAACCAATCACGGTATGGGGCAGAAGATTGTCTTGCCTCAGAATAGTCAACCATCATTTGAAACCAACCGGTAGCACTATGACCAAACAAAGTTCTACCGTTGTACCAACGAGAGTAGATAGCTTGGGCTACCTGACGTATATAGTCAAGCTGATTTTTTTGCTCTTTAGGCACATTGTCGGATGGAAATCCGATTATTTCGCTGAATTTCAACATTATTGGCAAATATATTAATCTATTACAAAATTACTATGCACTTTTTAATATTTATTCAACTTAATCAAAAAATTCAAGCAAATCATTCATTATACGAGTTGAATTTGCCTCCTGAATGTATTTAGGGAACGCACTCTTTGAACCAAGGAGAGCCATACCTCCTGCTGAGAACAAGTCATAATTGGTCATTTCGCTTGGATCGTTAATCTCTAAACACTCCTCAAGAAGCTCTAAGTGGTTATCATTCTTACCAAACATTCTAATATAATTCATGTACTCAGTGAAGATTTGCTCCTTATCCGCCTCACCCGTATAACGACCAGGCGCAGGAACTAACTTTCCATTAGCATCAATGTCATTTAATAAATACCCCTCATAACCCCACTCTCTAAACTTCTCTATCACAATGGGTACGTTTCGTTCAGGATATACGTGTGCCCCAAATAAAAGCGCCAATTTTAGCATGTCCTCGCAATATGTATTACCATCATCAACACGAATATTGTATGTTACAACAAACTTATTTGATATCCATTGATCTAAAGGCTTTTCGGCATAGTCTGTACTTGGGTCATGCTTGTAGAATACAGCACCGCCACCATTAGACTTCCTTCTACCTTTAACGTCTCGGTTATTAAACTTAAAGGGGTCACATCCAAGTATATACTTGTTTACAACTTCAGATGCAGGATACCAACTATTCTTTTCGGAATCAAAGTACTTCTTATTTCTAAAATCCTCACTTGGTAAATATGAAACAACATACTTTCCTTCAGGATCATCCGTTACAACTACATTACTTCCAAAGCCATTAGACCAATCCAATCTAACAGTTCTTGTTCTAAACAATCTATCAAACTTTAATTGATTTATTCTGCTTCTTAATATAGAAAGGTCAAAGTTTGAGTTCTTACTTGCTTTAGAGGCGGCTTCCTGTAAAGTCCATGGGTTATCTCGAATCTCACCATTCAAACGAAGGTCAAGACCCTTCTCCTCAAGGTCCTTACGAGTATTCATTAAGATTGTTTTAGCTCCACGTGTAACGATATTCCCTTCAAGGTTTCTGACTGGCTCCACTGGATCTTCGATGATAGAGATTCCGTACTCGTCCACACATTCGTCATACCCGTCGTATGCTGGTATGAAAAGCGTGAATAAACCGCTTGTGGTGAATCCGTTTTCGTTTCGTTCGTCATAGTATGATGATTTAATTAAGTCAAAAAACTCCTTACCACCCCCTGCCTCAAATTCACCGAGGGTAGACGTAAACATAGCTAATCCATTGATACGCAAACCCTGAGATAGACACTTCCTAACAACGTCCTGCCATCTTCTTGGTATTGACACCCCACTATCTCCGTGCTTACCACCTTCATCATCTAAATATGCATGAAGCTTCTGACCGTCAAACGCTCTTTCGCTAGATGCACGAGCTTCAATCCAACCATCATGACTGGCTATTCTATTCTGAGATACACCTTGAGTTCTTGCGGCTGGATATGTGAATGACAACTTCTCTTTGGGGAAGTCAGTACCATCATGTGCCGGTTTATAGAAAAATGGAATCTTTCTCCACGGCTTAACAACCTTGTCTAAATAAACGTCCTCTTTCGCCTGCCTTTCTGTAATAGATTGAATACCACCCTTTTGCTGTTTGCGTTCGGTAGTTATACAATACAATACACAAGATGCTTGAGATGTAGCACCAATACGTCTACGTTTTGGGAATATATATCCATAACATGTTCTGTAACCCATGTCAACAACATACTTACCCTCATCAATATAGGCGGCTGAATATTTAGATGCAAACTCCTCAGCATTCTTAACCCTTTGGAAGAACTTCTGACGAATATCCCCATCACTTCTATATGTAACTCTATATTTATATACCGCCTCTGTTGTTGTATAGCAGTATTTAGCAAAGAGGAATATGCGGCGATCCAAATCTCGATACCACGGAAGTGAGTCAGGTCTGGTCTCGTTTTGAATATCCCAAAAATTTAGATAAACATAATGCCAACCATCTATATATGTTGGCTTACCATTATTGAAAAACCAATATCCTTGATATCGTCTTTTAATCTGTATTTGTATCCATTCAATCTCATTCTTATACTCTAAACGATTCTCCTCCAATTCAGAGTATATATCATCTTGAGTAACCGCCTCCCTCTTTTTCATTCTCTTCTTTCTGCGGATAATGTCTTGAATGTTCTTTAACTTTTCAGGTACTACCTGATGTTTAAACTTTTGATTCTTAGGGTGTAGTCCGTATCCATCTATTAATTGAACCGCCTCATCCCAAGACTTACCATAAAATGATTCAACCGAAGGCAGCTTAACCTTCAAAGTTTCAAGAACGGGATCATCACCATGATATACAGCGTATTCATCCTCCTTCTTATATATTTCATGATACTTACTAATTGCCAACTTCTGGGAATATTTGATTAGCTTTTGATTTTCCTGGTACAACAGCTTCTGGAGCGAACATCATATATTCTTCAGGTCTTATACCCAAGTTTTCTTGAGCTAAGAATTTAGTTATCTCATGCTCAAGAGACTTAGTTGTTTCACCCTGCATGAAACGATCTCTCGCATCACTTAACTGACGTCTAACCGTCTCAATGTTAGCTAAGTGATTCTTCTGGTCGGATGGATCTTCTGGAAGTTCAAGTTCAAGAAGATTATACAACATCTCCTCCGCACGTATCATAATAGCCCAATCTTCAGGCTGTTGTAATCTCAAAAATAATAAAATCTTTGCTCGTACATTAGAGTTTTTATTCAGAAGTATGTCATTATATGCTTGCGGATATGAACCATCTTCATGAGGTTCTACACCCAACTCTCTTAATGCCCACGACTTTCTTTTATTTAACTGCGGATAAGCCTCAATACCGGGACTTCCTGGACTGTACATGAGTATTATATACCTCATTACAAAATCAGGCGTTATATCGCTCGGAAGGCCTATGGATTGACCAAAGATAGTAGCGTGCTGTGATAAATCATGAAATTTAAATAGAACTTGATCCGTACTCGGTATACGGTCAATCCTATATTTCATTTTTACAAATTTACTGCTATCCATTTTTTTTAGCTATTATAGAGTGTGATTGGAAATATACAAAAGGCTCTAAAATTCTATTATAAGAAAACTCAAGGTCTATTGGATTTATTCTTCTCGTCTTTACAACATCACCAATATTACATTCAATCTTCTTCCAATTAGATTTCAAAGGGAAGTTCTTTCTCCAATCGTATTTTAAATCTCCAGATGGAGTATACACTATCTCAAACATATCAGGCTCATCTCCAACAAGAGATGTGTGGTCTAAAATAATAAATGAACTTGGAGACTCCTTCTGAACCTTTTTACAAATTAAATAGTCATTTAAAGCCAAAAACTCTTCACCCCTCTTTCTTAGAACAAGCTCCTTATACGGCAAAAGGAGTAGATTTATAACCTCTCCATTTTCTTCATACATATAATGAAACTCATCCTCTTTGTTAGTCAAGGAAATCTTAGCAATCGCGTCTTGCGTAAACCAAACTTCATCTCCAGATTTAACCTCAACAGGTCCGTCCCAAGAATAGTTTAATTTAGGCCAGTCAGCTTGATCACTAACAGATACAACAGTTCCGCATCTAGCAGACGCCATAATCCTAGACTCATCGCTTTTTGCTGAAAAACTAAACTTCTTTTCTCCAAGAATAAAATCTGGAGTTAATACGTATGGTATACGTACAATTACACGACCTCTACCCGGTCTGATTTTTTCTACCTCTTCCTTATTCAGAATCATATAACTAATTATAAGTCAACATCTCACGTCATAATCCAATAACTTTATGTTTTTGGGTTATTTCATAATTGTATTTTTGTTTTGCCTTACCTTCCTGTTCAGAATTGGCGTCACAACGGTGGCGCCTTTTTTGTTTAATGATCCCTTAACTGAACAAAGTTAGGAATCAACATGTTTGCCATTGAACCATTTTCTGACTCAATGACATAATCAAAAGATAGTATGTAGCTGCCAATAGGTTTTGGCGGTCTACCCTTCTCAATATGATATCCAAATTCGCCATCTCCATACTCCTCCTTGTAGGCGGCTGTTCTAATGTGATGAACATATCTGTGCTTAACTGAATATCCTGATCTTGGATTGTGTTCTAAAGATTCTTGAGAATCAATAACATGATATAGTTCGTGAACGTGACCCTGCCAAATACAATCAGCTCCAGATATCATTACACCCATACGATTGTTTTGGATAACACCCTTTGTAACAGGTCCTCCACCACCACTACCATGATAATATTTCATGTTAAACGCATGACTTGAATGGCTCTTATATTTCATCTGAAGTTTCCACCAACCCCCATAACCTCCAGTATAAATAGATGTCTTGTTCTTATAATTCATAAGATCAACAAATCTCTGAAGAGGGTCGGTCTCTGTATTTTTAATAATTGCCGTCTCATGGTTTCCATAACCAATCCAAGCAATGTTTTGAGCGTATGGACTCCACCAGTTAACAGCATCCTCTATTACGGCGTCCAAATAATTATGTACATTATGTTCAGGTCTAATATCCTTCTTGCTTCTGCGAGGATCCCACTTACCCTGCATTAAACAGAAAAAATCGCCATTAATAACGATTCCCATATCCTGCTCTAATGCCATGTCTAAGTGTTTTTTCAGAATATCCCTTTTACATTTTGGGTTGTCCCAATGGATATCAGACATCATCAACCATTTTTTATCAGAAGAGCATTCTGTAATCAAAATGTTTTTTTTGTACTTTGTAGTTATCATTAGTTGTATTTAAATTTACCAAGATCCTTTACATACTTTCCGTATGCTATAGAAATCTCTTTGGCATTTCCCTTCACTATTATGTAGTTATTTGTAATCAAGTAAAGCATTGACCTTCTTTCTGAGTATCCATTTTCACTTACATCATGTGATATATATGAAATATCATCCATTCTAATGTACGATGGAACCCATTGCATAGACCTGGAATCTGAAAATTCCCCGTCAGAAGATACCTCCATAAGAACGTAGCAATTCAAAAGACCATTTTCATCTATGAAGAAATCTTTACTCATGCTGGTAAATTTACTAAAGGTCACAACTACAATAACAAAATTGTTAATATAAAAAATAAAAGGGGCCGAAGCCCCTCTCAATTAAAATGGTAAATCATCATCACCTTCTGATACCGCCTCCTGTTTTGGCGCTATCTTGCTACTCTTTTGTTGAGGAGCCGCCTCTTTAACTTCAATACCATACACATTCAATGATGTATAGTATTTACCATTATACTCTTTAGAACGAATGTTAAACTTAATGTTTGAAACATCACCAATAGTCGGCTTTGGAGTTGAATCCAAAGATTTTCCGCCTAACGTAAATGCGTAAACATCCTTGTAGACTGTTCCGTTAACATCTCTTTCTGTCTCGACAACGAACTCAACGAAGTCGAATTGTCCGCGAGTCTGAAGCTCGCTGACAGCTACCACTTTTCCTGTAATATTAAACATGTAATTAATTTTTAACAAATATAAAACTTTATTCTACATTGTCAAATATTTTTTATTAACAAATACATTGTTGATAGATTATCTTGACTTTTTATTTTGTGATTGTATATTTGCCATGTCGAAAGACGATTGGTGTAGCGGCCAATTAAGGAAATTTAAATAGCCCTGTGATTTAGGACGTGTCCGCTACCACTCCTAAGTTACGGGGTTTATTTTTAAAACTATGATTATAAATACAAAGGGTGCGGTTGTTTTACGGCACAGAAAAGATTTAGACGTGTTTTTAGATTGCGGTGGAAGTTTTATTAACCAAGAATCAATCTGCGATCTTATTTCCACTTTAAACAAGACGCTTGAATATGTAAATAACAATCCAAAAGATGTTGAATTACATAATCAGAGGGTTAAAAATCAAATGATGGCTCATTTAGGCTCAAGAGAAAATCAATTAGTTAAAGGGAGTAAAATAGAAAAGCCTGTAAAATTAACAAAAATCTATATAATGAAAGATAACCACACTGGTCATTATAAAATAGGCAGGAGCGATAGCCCAATAAAAAGAGAGGCTACGCTACTTAGTCAAAAATCATCTATTGAACTGATATTTCAATCAGAGGCAACACCTAAAATTGAAAAAAGCCTACATGATCTTTTTAACGAAAAAAGAGTTCGTGGTGAATGGTTTGAATTAGATAATTGGGATGTAGAATTAATAAAAGGGCTTTTATCATGAGTAAGGAAGTTATTGGTTACGGAGCTTATGTTCCATTTCACGTTTTATCATGCACTGATATAACAAGCAGCGATAAGTTAGTATATGCTGTCATAAGTGGATTATCTTCGGAAAGAGGTTGGTGCTGGGCTAGCAATGAAACCATCGCTAAAAAAGTTTGTTTGAAAAAAGATTCGGTTTCTAAAATAATTAGCAAGCTGGTAGAAAAGAAGTTTGTTAAAAGAAGAGAGATTAGAGATGAGAGAGGTGAGATTGTGGAAAGACGACTTTCAATTAACCATATCATCGCTCCTACCCTATCTGATTTTGATGAGAACCCTATAGGATTAAAATCAGATACCTCTAGTATTAAATTACGAATAAGTATAGAAGATGAAATAGAAGATAGTAATAATATAAAGAAAGAAAATATAAAAAGAAAGAAAGTTGATTTTGAGCCGCCTACTCTTGATGAAGTTAAAAGATACTTTATAGAAAACGGATACTCACCAATCAAAGGGGAGCAGGCTTTCAACTACTACTCAAGCTCAAACTGGGTAGATAAAAATAACAAGCAGGTTCTTAATTGGAAATTGAAGATGCAAATGTGGTTTAAGCCTGAGGATAAGATAGATGTTTCAAAGATGGCCTTCGAAATTGAGAATCCTGAAAGCTATGAGGGTTACAACAAGTGGCTGCACGTCGACCCAAAATACACCAAGTCGCTGGACGAAAAAAATATATGGAGATACAAAGCAAAACCAATCGGATTTAAATAATATGGAAAACGCAAAGCAAATGGCAATCAATCTTGTAGACAGCCACTACAAAAAAATCACATCAATAGCAGATGATGATGCCGCCTACAAACAGGCGATAGAACACGCGCTAATCACATGTGACACCGTTCTGGACAATACGAATAACCTACTTGTCCGAGAGAACTTTTTAATGTATCAAGAAATATACGAGGAGATTAAAAAATTATGACAACACCAAGACAAAAGGCTATTGAACTAATTAGTAAATTAGGATTTCAAAGCGCCAAGTTGGTAGCCTCCAACATGACCTACGAGTTAGGATTATTAGCGCTAACAGCAGACACAAAAGAGCATTCTGATGAAATAAAGGACAGAAGATTCTATTGGGACACAGTATTTGACATAATCAAAAAGGAATGGCATCAGAGAAAATTATCAATTTAGAAAATAGAAAGACCTACATCGTAAACGCAGATCGTGTAGGTGAAAATTCTATGCCGTGTCCTGTATGCTCTCAAGACAGAAAGAAGAAGGATGTTAAGTGTATGTCTTTCAATACAGTAGAGGGTGTAGGTAAATGTAATCATTGCGGCGCACGATTTGTTAGGAAGAATGAGGACCGAGAGACTCCAAGATACGTGAGACCTGTACTACCATCAAATGTAACATTACTACCGGATAGACTTGTTGAATGGTTCAAGGAGAGGGGCATATCCTCATCTACATTAATCGACTTCAAGATTACGCATGGTAGACAGTTCTTCCCACAAGTATCGAAGGAGCGTAACTGCATAAACTTCAACTACTTCAGAAATGAGGACCTGATTAACGTGAAGTACAGGGACGCAGAAAAGAACTTCAGGCTTGTAAAGGATGCCGAACTAATTTTATACAATCTGGACAGCATAAACCAAAAATATGTTGTAATCACAGAGGGGGAGATAGATGCTATGTCCTACCACGAGGTAGGTGTTAAATCCGTAGTATCTGTTCCAAACGGAGCCTCAAAGAACAACCGTCTGCAATATATTGACAACTGTATAGATGAGCTTGATGGGGTGGAAAGGATATATATAGCAACCGATGATGATGAGCCAGGAAGAGTTCTTCAAGAGGAGATAGCGAGACGATTAGGAAAGGAGAGGTGTAGACGTGTATCATTCTTTGGTAAGAAGGATGCGAACGAGCTTTTGATAGCTGATCCATTAATGCTACCCAAGACATTGGAAGCCGCCGAAGAGTACCCCCTTGAAGGAGTAGTAACAGTAGATAATCTATCTGAAGATATATGGAGACTTAGAAGGGATGGTTTAAAGAGGGGTTGTGATATATCTATAGACGAGTTCAATGACCTGCTAACATTTGTCCCTGGTTATGTTACAGGAGTAACAGGAATACCAAACCACGGTAAGTCGGAGTTCCTAGATCAGATTATAGTTGACCTATCCGTAAAGCACGATTGGAGATTTGGAATATTCTCGCCTGAGAACTACCCACTTCAACTGCACTTTGCAAAGTTGGCAAGCAAGCTACTCGGAGTGTCCTTTAACGAGACAAATGACGCTCAAATCATATCAGCTATGAACTACTGCCGTGACAACTTCTTCTACATAGTACCGGAGGAGGATAATAGCCTCGATTCAATAATAGAACACGCTAAGAACCTTGTAAAGAGGTACGGCATAAATGCAATCGTTATAGACGCGTGGAATAAGCTTGACCACAACTACGTAGGTACAGAAACACAGCACATATCCAAAGAACTCGATAAGCTTATATCATTCTGCCGTAAGTATAGCGTACACGCCTTCGTTGTAGCACACCCAACCAAAATGTCAAGAGACCCAAAGACACAAGCGTATAACGTGGCGACACTATACGACATGGCTGGATCCGCCCACTTCTACAACAAGATGGATAACGGTATATCCGTATACCGAGAGTTCTTCCCCGATGGATCCTCACAGCCGCAAATCTATGTTCAAAAGGTAAAGTTCAAACATTGGGGGCAACAGGGTAGCGTAACACTACAATACGATGTTCCAACAGGTAGGTATTATTTTTTTGGAAAAAGAGATAGAAGTTCTTATATTAGCAACGAATTTATCCACAAACAGGAATTAGATCTATGATTAAGGAACTGACATCAATGGTTAAACCACACATGGTAAACCAATTCTTAGAAACAATCATCAATAACGAATACGATAAAATAAAAGACGAAGCTATGGAAATGCTTGAAGAGATACGCTGCAACATTGATGTTAAGCTGCATATCAAAATGTTTATGGAGGTTACACTCTCATGTTGCGCTGACGCGTTTGGAACTACAGCCGATGAAATTCGAAGCCGCAATAGACGAAGCCACATAATAGACGCCAAAAGAGCCTATATGTGGATTGTAAAGGTATCAACAGGATGCACGCACAGATTCATTAGCGACAACCTGGAGATGCACCACTCATCTGTTATACACCACCTCAACACAGTAGAGGCGTACCTAATGTATAACCCCGACTTTAAAACAAAACTCAACTCTATCGTAACCGACTTAAAAAGAGTGGGGTACACAGAGCCATCAGAACAATTTGTTAACCATGTTAATAAAGCGGAGCAAAGAAAGAGAAGAAATAGGGATCGAATAAATAAGAACCGGTTGTAAATTTGTAGGTTCTAAAACTTACAAATATGGATATCAACAACCTAAATTTTCTCAAGTCACAAATCAAAGCGTTCCACCCAAATTGGTCGGAGCAGCAGGTAGAAATGGAAGCCATCAAAATAATAAACTCTCCAGACGATGAAGAGGACGATGATGGATGTTTATATTGTGGTTCATAACTTATTAGCTCCGTTGGCCAGGAGATCGTAAAACACAGAATGCCTCTTGAATCGTACCAGCTATACTATTATGGTATAGACGAACTTAAAGCACACTATCTGTTCTCATCGTATAGGAGATAGAGTTAGCCTTCTTGATGTCATTTAAAAAGGTTGACAGCTTGGAAAGACAGCCACCTTCGGGTGTAACTCAAAACTAAAAATTATGACACCAAAAGAAAAAGCTGAGGAACTATTGACAACATATAGGTTTGTATTATCAATAAAAAATGCGCCATTGGGTAGTCAAAAAGATTTAATAGCTAAGCAATGCGCCTTAATAGCAGTAGATGAGGTTGTAGCACAAATAGAACCATCTGTATCAATGGATGTGATTTCAGCAAGAATTGAATATTGGGAACAAGTCAAACAAGAAATAGAAAAGCTTTAAAAACTAAAAATTATGGAAAAAGAAACTTACATAGTAATAGCCGAAGAGGACAGTTTAATACAAGTAGATTATTTAATAGAGGTAGAAGATAATCAATATACCTTAAAGTATAGTAATGCGCAGCAATGGGCACAGGAAATAAGAGGTAAAACAATAGGTAGTATTATAGATACCGGAAATGAGTGTATTTTAAGTAATTCGTTTGTAAAAAGAAATATGGACTATTCGCTTTTCAGTGAATTGCATGTGCTTCTCTCATTCATAAACAAACATGATAACCTATCGTATAAATTCAAATTTGCAAAGATTGAAAACTAAAAATTATGGAAAAGAAACAAAGTAGAGTAGAAGAACTAAAAAAGAAAGCAGAAGCATCTTGGGAAGGGTGTCACGGATGTAATGAGAGTGATAGAGATATGTGGATAAATGGTTACATCAAAGGAGCATTGGCTAACCAAATAGAACTACCAACTTACGACAAGGTTACAAGACTTGAAGTAATTAGTGAGAATGGTAGAGAGTTGGTAAAATATGGAGTTAATGTTGAATTGCAGTTGCAAGATGAGGATAGAACTCTAAAAGTATTTACTAAAATCAAAGGAGGTGGAGATGAGTGATAAGAAGAAAACCTCGGTAGATGTCCTCTTCGAAATACTATGGGAAACCCCAAAAGATAAATGGGAGTGGAATGCCGTACTCAAGAAGGTAAAGGAGTTGCACAAGGAGGAGATAAGAGTTGCATATATGGATGGAGCGTTTGAAAAAATTAGGCATTTAGATGGTAAAGAATTTATTATGCCAACGGATTACTACAACGAAACATTTGGAGGACAAGATAATGAGATTATATGAATTTTTTAAGGTGTCCGCATTAAGGCTAATTGAGTTTAGTTTTTATACTGTCTGTGGGATAGAATTTTACAGAAACTATCCAAGATTTTATTGGAAAAGGAGAAACAAAGGAGGACAAGACAATGAGTAAGGTAATAATAGAATTTGACCGAGTAGAGGAGGCGGAAGAACTGCGTACAGCCCTCGATGGACACAAGTACAAAATGCTCCTCTGGGAACTCGACCAAAAACTCCGTAGCGTCTCAAAGTACGGATCTGCTATAAGAGGGTCAGGACAAGCAACCCCGGAACAAATGGATGCGTGTGCCGATATACGAGAACTCCTCAGAGAAATGCTACAAGAGGATAATCTAACAATAGAGTAAGTCACAATATAGTTTTACATTTCAGTCATAAGGTCAAAATATAGGCTTACGGTATGAGATATTATACAATTTTTTAATGTAATAAACTTGACATTCTTGTCTCAAATATCTACTATACTTGCGACAGCCATTGTGGAAAATAATCACCAGAATCAGGCTTATAGTGGAAAATAATCTACAAGCCTATACCATTTCGTTGACATCATCAAGATGGTTAGCAGTCCCAACCAACCGTAGACACATAGTCGACACACACCCCCCCCACCAACAAACCAAAATAGCCCAAGCGTGGAACACGCAGTCAAAATATATCCCCGTTTCACGTGGAACAACAGAACATAGTGTGGAGGGGGTCATATATACATCCGGAGCGTACATATCGGTGGGCAAACTGCTTTTTTGCGAAAGGGGTGCCCCTTTAGTTAGTGTACGTTTCACACTAACCTTAGTGTACATTGTACACGTACATATTGTACATTTTACAATAACCTTAGTGTATGCTGTACACTTTCTTAGTTATTTAGATTCATTCTAAATTAGGGCTGCCTATTGCAAATGTCAATTTATTTTTGTATGGCGTTTTGTATAGTGAAAAAAGTTGACATATCCAAATTTCGCGCTTATCAGGAATCATTCTTAATAAGCAGAAAACTTGCTTTTGTCATTTTTATTTCGTATTCGTGCGCGCGCGGGAATACCTATAGTAAGAAAGGGGGTGCTAAAGTAGTAAAGTAAATTTATTTCGTTGATTATGAGCACTTTAGATACAACTCAAAAAAAAAATCAAAAAAAAATTGCAAAAACTATTGACAAAAAAAGATAATCGTTGTATGTTTGCAAAGTCAATCAAATGAAAGAAAAATGAAAGTAAATAATATAAGCGCTTTTTCAGATTCGAAAGATAGGGAGCGCATAAATAGAGAGGCCATACATATTGAGGTTAACGTCGGGAGGCGAAAGGCAATTAAAACAGCCAAAATAATTCGCACACAACAAAAGCTAGAAAACATTGAAACGTATTTTTTCAATGTAGCGCGAAAGGAAAGGAACAAAGAGGCAAATAGACAACTTGCGATTGAAAGAAAAGAGGCATATTTGCAGAAGAGACGTGAACGTGAATTAATACGTTCACGAGCGAAGAAAGGATAAAAAATACATATTCGCGCAAACGAGCGCGAAACGTGGCGAAGCTTTAAACACGTAAAATTCGAGCACTACACCGAACAAATGTTCCACGTGAAACAATGTAGCGTGAAATATGTTCCACGTGAAACACGTGTAAAGGTGTATATATAAAATAGTAAACAATTAAAATCAAATAACATGGAACAAAACCCAAAAATGCGCAATGTGTCTTATGCGCTCGTACAAAATGACACAAACTTTTTTCTACGTCAATCTTTTGATTGCGACGGAACGAACGAAGAAATTGTAGCGTTTATAATAGAACGTGTAAACAAGTTTTTCGGTCAATGTAAAAGGTACAAACTGAAAACAAAGTTTAAGTTTTCAAGAAAGTTTTATGTTGTCATAAACGTTGACGGCGAAAAGTATGACTCTTTAGGTCTGATAGACGAAACTTATGACGGCTTTGATAGAGTCAGCGCTTTATGTACAATTACGGGGCGGACAAATAAAAGTACGAACCAACTTGTCATTAATGATATTGTGTTTGGTAATATAGTTGCCGACGTTCTTTCATAAGGGGCGGCTATTCAAATTTCAAGGGGGCTTCGTGCCCCTTTTTTATTAACCT